AAGAGCCATGATTGACACAGTGCCACCTGAGGTGCGCATAACTTTTTCAGGTTTTATAGAACCTTGGATGAACAAGAACTGCACTGACATGTTGCTGTTGGCACATGATCGTGGACATCCTGTGAGTGTGTTTACCACAGGAGTTGGATTGAGTGTTGCAGATCTTGAACGTATTGCACATGTGCCTTTTGCTGGAGGCCCCAACGGTGGATTCACACTGCACTTGCCAGACAGTGAACTATTGGCCAGACACCCTATAACTCCAGGATTTATCCGAAGCATGGAGTGGTTGAGCCAAAATCGCGATCGAATACAAAATTTTTATGTGATGAACATGGGAGACCAGGTGCATGATAGTGTGCGACACTTGTTTGACTGGGCACCCAAACCCATCATGTGGGGCAGAGCCGGCAACCTCAGCAGAGAATCAGTGCTCAAACCAGAATTGGCTGCATTGTCCAGCAGTTGGCAAGAAAAAATTCACACAGATGGCGTTCGCACCTGTGGATGTGTAGAACATCTCTATCACAATGTGTTGTTGCCCAACGGCGATGTGAGTCTGTGTTGCATGGACTATGGCCTGAACAACATCATTGGCAATCTCAAAACACAAACATATGAGCAAGTGATACCACAGGCACAAACATGCTATGACATTTGTACTAGCTGTGAAAATGGTGCCCATCCTGCACCACAACCTGTGAAGTTTTATCCATGAAACAGTTACTGAACTACATCCACAATCAAGAAGATGCCAGGGCAAATTTTGCTCTGGGCTGTGAATATGAAGACATGGGACAAACCAGTGCCGCTATATCTTTTTACCTCAGGGCTGCTGAACGATCAACCAGTGACATTCAACAGTACGAAGCCTTGTTACGCATGGCCATCTGTTTTGCCGCGCAACGCACAAGGGATGACACTGAAAAAACCATTTTAGAAAAAGCCATTGTGCTGATGATGCATCGTCCCGAGGCATATTTTTTACTGAGCAAGTATCACGAAGCAAGACAAAATTGGCAAAATAGTTACACCATGGCCTGTTTTGGCCTGGCCCAAGCCCAACTTGATCTGCCATCTTTGCCCACTCACATGGGTTACCCTGGATCTTATGCTTTGTCGTTTCAAAAGGGTGTGGCAGCATGGTGGGTGGGTCACAGAGAAGAATCTCGACAGATCATGCGAGACCTTAAACTCAATCATGATCTTGATCAAAATCATCTTACCGCAGTTGACAACAATTTAAAAACTTGTGGGTGGCCCACAGAATCAGTCAAATTGTCTCAGCCAGTGATCCGACCAAAAAAACCTGCAGTGATACCTATAGTGGCCAATTCCGCAGTGGATAGATCATGCGAGCAAGTCAACAAAAACTACACCAAAGGCATTTGGATTGTGGACAACTTTTATCAAAATCCTGACGCAATACGAGCCTTGGCCCTGGAACAGGAATACGACCATGGTGGTATTGATCGATACTACATAGGCAGTCGCACCAAACAACAATTTCTATTCCCAGGTCTCAAACAAGAATTTGAACGCATTATGGGAGAAAAAATCACTCGTTGGGAAGAGCACGGCATGAACGGCCGTTTTCAGTATTGCACAGAAGGTGAACCCTTGGCACATCACTGTGACGATCAAAAGTGGGCCGGCATGCTTTATCTCACTCCTGATGCTCCTTACAGCACAGGTACATCAACTTTTGCACTGAAAGATACCGACATACGCCATAGAGATCAGGCGGGTATCAAGCAGGCATTTAGACCAGGATCCAAAAATCTTGATAGAACAATTTTTGAACCAGTGGATGTGTTAGGTAATGTATACAATCGTTTGATGATTTTCAATGCAGGATATCTACACAGCGCAAATGAATATTTTGGCTATAACATGCAAAATTGTCGCCTGTGGCAAATATTCTTTTTTGATTAATTTCTACTTAAAAAATCCTGCTCAACCAACATGATCTTCTGTTGCACTGCATCAATGTTCATGGTATTCCACAATCCAGGATGCATGGGTCGAGGCCATGTACCTGCATCAATCCAGGCATAGCCCAGGTGTTCGTAGTTTAGTCTGGGAGTGAATTCAGTATCCACAACACAAATCCAGGTGTGATATTCAAAGGCTAAATCTGCTGAAGTAAATTTTTCCAGAGGTACCAGTCTCAAGTAAGTGGGAAAGAATCCCAATTCTTCCATGCACTCACGTTCCATGCCACCCAGTAGTGTTTCTCCTGTTTCAATCTTGCCACCGGGTAGTCCCCAGGCACCTGGATGTTTGGCATCGTTTCTCAAGAGATATAGATAGCGTTTTGTGTCTCGGCTGCGGAACCACACACCCACTGCCTTCAAAGCACTAGACTCCATGTGCCTCCAACATACACCCCTTGATAACTTTTGACCCAGGCTTCACCATCCCATTCATATTGAATACCAGTAGTGATATTTGTCACATACTGACCAGCGGCTTGTCCGCTGGCTCTAAAAACCACCCGCCAGTAGCTGTTGGTGTATTCAACAATGTCATTGGCTTCTGCAATCAAGGGTCTGCCGTTGGCACCAATCCAGGCCGACGCTGGTCCAACATTATTTTGTGAACCAGTGGCCTCGGTCAATAGATAGCGTTGACCTTCTATGGCTGAATCCAGTCCATCAGCAGGACCACTGGCCAAGGGATTGATCACAGCATCAATGGGATCCAAGGTATTTTGTGGCACAGTGTCGGGATCAACATCAAACAACAAAAATCTATCATCATTGGGGTTTATCACAATTGTACCAACAACAAATGATCCGTCTTGTTGTTCTAGACGAATTTGACTAATGCCCGGACGTAATGTGCCATACATGCCGATCACAGCAGGCCAAAGCAGGCTACTGCCCGACACAATCGACGCAGGGTCAAGGTCATTGTTGCTGCCATTTGGTACAATAGTTCGTGGCTGTAAACACTGCAATTGATTGCCAATCACTACCAGTTCATAATTGCCTGGAGTAATTAACACTCTGGTGCCCAACAACAGATCATTGTCGATGACAGCATTACTCAAATCACCTTGAGCGTCATACATGCTCATGATAATGCGTTCAACCACGCCCAGTTTCTTGACCTTGGCCGGAGCTGAAATATAAATTGGCAATGAAAATTTGATAGTGGCCATGTCGATGGGATTCTCTGTGCCAATGGGCACTGTTCTTGAAGTCCATGTTACTGATTCTAGATCAACTGTACTCAAACTAGTCCAATCAATAAAGTTGTCTGTGCTTTGTACTTCAAGACTGGGGTTGAACAAAGTCAGCAGTTGTTCCAACAACTGCATTTTTTGATTGGTGTTTGAGGTCCATATATCTAGTGTAATACCCAGTTTGTAGGGCACAGGCATGAGTCGTTCTATGGTAAAGGCATTGCCCTGTGTGGTTTCATATGACTCAGTGGCAGTATCATAAGTGCGTTGGCGTACATTGACCTTGCTCACATGATAAGGTTCTTGCATTCTGGGGCGATCGTACTCCAGGCTTGACACATAGAAGGTCATCAGCGGTGCCGCTGGCATTGAGTTACGACTGTTCTCTTGAATGATAACCTGTGCATTGCGACTGGCATCTCCATAACGAACCGGCACACGAATCAAGGTGGCATTGTTCACACCATCTGTTTCGTTGCCGTATTCAATTTGAAAGTTGCTGACAATTCGTGTGAACTGCAATAAAAATCTGCGTATTTGCGCATCGTAGAAGAACATTTGACTCATGATTAACTCGATTTCTGACCTGGTTGGGTCGGCGGATACGGATTGGGATCTTGAAATCCATTTTGATCACCATTATCAGCACGTGGTCTAAGAATTTCACTGAGACTCTGCCGACTAGGAATATTACCCATGTCTGTGGTACGTGTTGTATATGTATTGTTCACAAAGCTGGAGCGCAAGGTATCATTGGTAGCACCGTTGTTGAGGTTGGTACGTACCTTGTCTTCAATCTTGACCCAACGTCGACTATCATAACGGAACAAACGATTGGGAAAATAATCCAATCGCAAACAAAAATCTCCAGACACAGGATTCAACGGGAACTGTACACCAGTCACAACCGGCAGTCCGTTTGGTGGTACACCGTCTCCGGTGAGATAACCAATGGTATAACCATCAGCTTGAGGAGTTATGTTCATACCACCTTGTGTGCCATCCACAGTGACGTTACTGTCAGTGGATAGTGACACAGGATTGGCTGGTTGTCCATCTGACAAAGTTGGCAAAATATACAACGGCTGGGTATCGTAACCACTTGCAGGAACTTCAACGTCAGCTTGTGCAAGAATAGCATCGTTGATCTGCGTGTCCTTGATGCGAGTACTGAACACATCGCTTTGTGTGGCTGGGTTGTATAGTTCCCAATAGTTGGTATTGGTGATTTCTGTGTCAGCAGGAGTATTTTGTCGAGCACGATAGTACACATCACCGTAGTTGGTAATCCAGCCAGTGGGATAAAAATTACCTGAATCCCAGATATTTTCGCTGACCACTGGTTTCTTGAGTATGTCCTTGAACTCTTGGTTGTTGGTCATGGGCGTGGCTTTCACACGCCAAGTGTGTGGCATCCAGGTTTGGCTCATGCCTTCTGTAGCAAAGTCTGCATCTTGAACCACATAGTATCTGGGCAAGGGTTGTGGAATAGAAGCGTTTAGTGGATTATAATCTTTCAAGTTGGGCACTTCAAACACATCGCCGTTCATGAGTTTGCGACCAAAGGTATCAATCATGTCATTGTAGTGGAAGGTGATAAACAAGGTATCATTGTTTAAAAACAGGCCAAATTGTGTAAGGTCAAAGTCAATGTCTTGATGATTGTAAACGCCTCGCATGACATATACATCTGGATCATAAATTCTGTCACGATTTTCCAGCAACAGCAAGTCTTGAATGTTCAAGGGATCCAGGGGT